GATCGCTTGTTTCTGCGCCCATCAGTTTTTACCTAACAATGATTTATATTCTATTGGTGCTTCAGTTAACAAACCTTGCGATCCAGTTAAAATGGTGGATTGTCTGCTAACTCTATTAGCTCGCTTTCTTTTATCTTGTACTTCATCAACGGATGTAACCACACTATCTGGCACAACATCCATAGGCGGTGCTGGCGGTGGCGGCTCTACTGGCGGCGGCGCTGGCACTTTTGGATTTAAAAATCCCATTATATTGCTACTCCCAATGGATTATAATTACTATCTGCTATAGCTTGCGGCGGTCTATCAAAACCTCGGTTTTCTTTTACACCTACCGCAAAGTATCTCCAGGCATCAGCTGCATGGCTGGCCCAATCATGTACTGGACTATTCCTAAAAGTTCTTAACCTATCATTATAAGCACGATGATACTGGCGCAAAGCTTCCAGACCAGCCTTGCAATTTACTTGGTCAAACCAACAACGGCTGAGAATAAGTTGCGCAGCGTGTATGCCATCTTCAACTGGCAGCTTCGGAACAACCCTAAAATTAATCCCCAAATCGTATGCGATCTCTCGGCGGCTTTTACCAGAGCCAAGCTCTCTAACTTCAATATCATGCGGCGCATTCTGACTTCCATAATGATAGCCTTTATTCGTAAGTATCTTCGCATAGTGTGGTAATCCCTCATTACGAGCTTCGTAAAAATCTATAACATGAATGGCCCTACCAACATTCTGAGTAAACCAAATAGCCGTACTATCACCTATACCAAGATCCCACCAGGTATCTACTTTGTGCGCCTGGTCATAGGGAACATTCCCTATGCGCCCACTTTCCTGGGCGGCTTGTAGCTCTTTTCCAAAAATAGCTCCTGGCACATTAGCAACCCAAGAACATTCAAACTCTTGCTCATACTGGTCCTCGGTCATCATCTGCTTGGCAGCAACCGATTCTTCTTTATCAACTATCTCAGTTTCACTAGCCTTGTAAACCTGGGTAAACCAATCATCACTATTCTGCGCAGCTTCATATAAATCAAAAAAAGCATTATGACCTCTAGGCGTTCCAATAAAAAAGGCCCAGCCTTTACGATCAGACAAAGCTGGTCTTAAAACTTCTGGAAATAAACTTTCTGGCATATCAGCCATTTCATCCAAAACGGCTCCATCTAAGTAGATTCCACGGAGCGAATCATAATTTTCAGCACCTAACAGCTGGATCCTAGATCCATTAGGTAAATCACACCTCAGCTCAGTTTCGTGAAACCTAACCATAGGAACTTTACCAGCAAACTGTTTTAGATAATCCCATGCCACAGCTTTTGCCTGGCGGTATGTAGGCGCTATATAAGCGTACCTGGGATTCGTTTGTGAATTTAGTATTGCTGCCCTCAGTAAATGGTTTATGGCCATCACAGTCTTGCCAAATCGCCTATGACACACCACAACTCCCCAGCGATTCTTTACCAGGGCATTATGCAGTTTTGCCTGGAGTGGTCTAGGTGAATACGGAATCTCGATGTTCATGGCTTAGACACTCTTTCATAGGGATATTATAGATATAGCAAGCGGCGGCTTGTTCTGGGGGTACTAGGGGTCCAAAAATTGCAAAAATGCAGCCATATCGGTTAGATACCGCTAACTATTTGTAGGCTACACAACGATTACAAAAGATCCAGAAACAAAATGTCCAGGAAATCTGCCAAATAATTTCTCGTGTGCGAGAATACTGCCAAACAATACCTACAGAAATACGCAGTTCCTAGTTAATCTCCAGATTACCATTCGCCCAGGACAAAGTAACCTGGCCATTATTCTCAGCTGCTTTATCTTCTGCCTTATCCCTAACTCCCAAAGGTTGCATCTGTCTAATATGCTTATCCATATGATCTGCTTGTAATCTTCTTCTTTGTACTTCAGCCATTGCCAGCTTAGGATCGTCTGGTAAAGCCATGTTAACCAGGTCAAGTATCTGATCTCGCATTACCTCACATTGCAACGCTCTAGCCTTACGATACATAGTATGCGCATCATCATTCTCTTGTACCCATCTTAGTACAGTTCGCCAGCTTGGTAAGCTCTTAGTATTGTTACATATCCTAGTTAAGCTTTCGCCCTCAGCAATACGCTCACAGATCTTTTCCATCTGCGGTTTTGTAACTCTAATCTTTATGATCTTAGCCATTGTCCAGCTCAAAAAAAACCTGGCATTATCTACCAGGCGTTAAGTTATGTAATCTTATCGAAAACACTAATATTTTTGATTCATTTAGTCAAGCAACTTGATATTAAAAAAATAATTTAAATTTATTTTGTCATACCCCTTGACTTCTAACGTCAATAGGCCCATATTAGTCATGGAGGTAAAAAAACATGATGACAAAAAAAAGACTTGTTCATGGAACACCAATCACTCCCAAAAGATTATTACCGCAGCTTAAAGGCAAAAGCTTCTGTGTCAGTTATATGCACCCAGAACAGCTTAACGAAGCCATTGAGCTTGTTGGTGATGATGAAGTATTGATCCTGGACAACGGAGCTTTCACTGCCTGGAAGAAAGGCATCACTCTTGATGCTGCCTGGTGGGATGGCTTCTATGCCTGGGCCAATGCTGCAATGGACAAGTGTCCTAATGCAGTTTGTGTGATTCCAGACGTTATCAATGGCAACGAAGCTGAGAACTTGCAGCTTGTAGCTGATGCCATCAAAGGCAACAAAATAAAATATCCAGAAAGAGCAATGGCCATATGGCATATGAATGAGAGTTTTGAGCAGCTAGAAAAGTTATTCAGAATTTTTAACTTCATTGGTTTTGGCAGCTGCGGCGAAGTAGACATCGCCAAGAACAAACCAGGCAGCGCTTACATGGCCAAGATTAAACAAGCCTGGGCGTTTATGACTTACTGGCAAAAAAAGTATGGCATAGACAAACCTTGGATCCACATGATGAGAGGTCTAGGCGTTCTTCACAAAATTGGTTTTGATAGCGCAGATAGCTGCAATATCGCCATGAATCACTGGAGAAACAAAAACAATGTTGTTCACCATGTAGCTCAGTTTGCAGACAGACTTGAAGCCAAGGTCAACAACCAGGAATTGAACGAGCTTCCCTTGTTCAATGTAGCAGCTTAACAACTAAGGAGAAACTATGAGCGCTTTTATCGTAAACCCAAAACACATTGCTGCCCTTGCAGCTTTCACTAAGAAAAATCCAAGCCACTTTTATTGCTATAATCCATTTACAAAAAAGCATATATTTGATGGCACTCCTCCTGGTAAACCAAAAGTAGTAGCTAAGATACTTGCTGAAGCTAACGTCAAGAGTGTCTACGAGCTTGATAAAAGAGTTTTCGGAGATAAGTATAAAGCTAAATACCTTGAGGATCTTATGTTGTTCCCAGCTGATTGTGTCAAAGCTTTAGAAAATATAGGCACTAACGGCCACAACTATTACTTGAGCGATAAAGATATATTCAATATGGCTTGCTGCCTTAACTATCAAAGCTGCGAGGTAGACGGCTGGATAGAAACTGATGCTTACTGGATAATAGAAGCAATCAAACAAAGCGCTGCTAAAGGCATGGCAAGTGATGCTAAAGTTAGCTGGGAATGGAAAGCAGCCTAAAGCTTATAATATAATCTAACCAGGGCATCCTGGTATCTACGTTTAACAATCCTAGGATCATTTAGTCCTAGGATTTTTGCTATCTTAGTCCACTTAGGACCACGATCACGAAATGCAGCTGAGTGAGCTACGGCCCAGGTAAGCTTTCTATCCTGGTCATCCATCTTAGTTAACGCCAGGTCTATGGCTTTATCTAACCTGGTAATCTGATCTGGTGTAGCTTTTATCCTAGTTACACCCATAACATTGTAACCATAACCAGACCATTCAGTTACATAATCTGGCCAGTTCACCATCTTTTGCTTACGAATTGCACCAGGTAATTTTCTTTCAGTTTCAGCAGCTTCAAAGAATAAATCATTTAACTGCGCAATAT